GCCTCATCAGAGAGGCGAGACAGTAGACCTATGGTCTTACGTATATCCAAGGCAAAGCCATTCTTCTCCTGTTGATCTACTATGGCACGTACCTTATGTTCCATGCGGATAGATTTATTGGAGAAGGTAGCTCCTTCTTTTTTCAGTTGGTTGTATACCTGATGGGTAAGCTCAACATCATTCTTGCAATACTCAAGCATACTCTCTGAGTACTGCGAGAAGTCCTCGTACTCCATCTTGTAATGGCCTAACTGTTCACCCCATGCCTGAAGACTATGACCTTTATCTCTGATAGGGTTGAACAGTTGCGATAGTACCAAGGTATCTATGATCTGTTCTAACTTTATCTGTGTACCTAGTAGCCTGTTAAGGTTGGGTGCATCAAACGAAATGCCATTATGCATAACAAAACGATCAATAGTTTTAGCCCAATGTTTAAAATTATCAAGGTTACTGTGATCCCACACTAGTACTTGTGATGTCTGTAGATCCTTTGCTACTATGCAATGGATCAGTGTTGGTTGTAGTGAATCTGTTTCTATATCTACGATTGCGACTTTCATATTCCTCGTCTTGTCCACACCAGTTACACTCCTCTCCCTTTCCTACATACAATATAGTATGTTCCACCGGACACATATGTTCCCACATTATATATTTCATATCCCAAAACTTTCTCCACATCCACACTGAGATGTAGCATTAGGATTTTTAAATACAATATAGTTACCATTAATACCTTTTGAAAAGTCTATAGTTGTATTTATCATTAGAACCCCTGCATCTTTCTTAATATATAACTTACCTTTCTTAAGTGGAATTATATCATGTTGATCTGGGATGTCAAACAAAACATCCCATTGATATGTAAAGCCAGCACAACCACCACCTTTAACACCAAGCTCTATACCTATTGCATTCTCTGAGCTAACAATATCTGATAGATGATTATTGGCCTCAGTTGTTACTGATACTAGATCCATTTTCCATATCCTTTAATGTAGCATCGTCTATATTAATGTGATAGAACTTTTCATCTGATACATATCTATTATTAATAGAACGAACTTCACTTACGTTTACCACATGACCATCTATAAACCAAGCCTGTTTACAATCCTTTCTAAATATTACGAAAGTTAAATATCCATCTGCTCCTTCCCTTATCCATTTATCTATAATCTTTTTCTTTCGATAGGGAATACGAACTTCTTTCCATGTATCAGGCCACTTATCTTTCCAACCATACTTCACCTCTGTTTCAAAATAATATTTAGTTTTATTTTTCTCACAAGATATATCTACTCCATAATTTTCTTTATCATCTATAGATGTATATCCTTCTTCTTCTAACCATGTACCCATCACCCCTTTTGTAAGAGTATCCGATACATTATATAATTCTCTATCAAATTTCTTAGTTCCCATTGTTATCTCCTACAGTAAAGGGGTTGTCAATCTCTGTCATTCTTCCAGTATTTCTATCATAGAATAGGTGAGTAGCTACACCTGTATCACCAGTATATCTATTCTTTAGGATACGTATTGTTGTAGTATTAGATATAATAGGATCGTCATCCTGTTGATTTCTTTCCAAAGCTATCACCCCGTCTGACAAGTGGCCGATACTGGCTGACCCTCTGAGGTGTGAAAGTGTTACCTCTTTGCCGCCTTCGTGTCCTATATCACCAGCAGGTCTACGTAGATGGGATACAAGTAACAAGCATACACCTGTCTGTTCCACCAGAGATCTTAGCTTGGTCATTAGTATGTCGATGGACTTACGTTCATCTGTATCTTCCTGACCTGATACAAGTATACTCAAGTGATCCAAACAAATCCATTTACAATCAAGTGCTTGAGCCATGAACCTAACCCTTGCTAGTATCTCGTCATTGTCTACTGATCCAAAGTGATCGAAGGCAAAGAACCTACCAGAGTTAATAGTTTCTTCTTGGAATTTCTTTAACTGTTCAGGTGTAAAGCCTTCTCTTATTTCTTTAATATATAAACGAGCACTCGCTTCCACTGACATAATATTCCACGCCGTATTCTTAATGCTTTCTTCAAGAGCTAGTATACCTATGTTATCTTTTGTGTTACGTAAGAAGTGGTGCATAAGTTCTCGTATGATGGACGATTTTCCCATTCCCGACCCGGAACAGAACGTAATTAATTCCCCGGTTCTCATTCCGTAAGTCTTCTCATTCATCTTAGGCCAAGGGTAGAGACAAGTCTCACAATAATCTTCCTCAAATAATTTATCACCTAAATCTTTAAGATTAATAATACCAGCAGGTGTATAGGATTTAGCATTCCACCATGCTTGAGTGAATGATTCTCTTTGGTTCATCTTTAGATACTCGTTGGCATCCTTGTGATCCATCTTCATAATCTTACATTTATTGGGAGCAAACAACTGTGCTACCTTTTCAGCTGCCTCTTGTCCCTGCTTATCCATGTCAAAGGATATGATTATGTTCTCATACTTATCAAGATAATTAAAGGCTTCCTTACAATCTCTTAAAGCCCCTGCCGCCCCGGTTTTTATAGAAACTGAAG